GTAGATTTATATTACGATAACACTAAAAAGTTTTTAACTTCTAGCACAGGAATTAATTTACCCGTTGACGGTGACTCAATAAAATTTGGTGCGGACAGTGAAGTTCTGTTAACCCATGTTCATAATGCTGGTTTAGAAATTTCTGCTGCAGGTAATTTAGATACACTTTCATTAATATCAACAGATGCTGATGCTAACTCTGGACCTAATTTAAGATTATATAGAAACTCTAGTTCACCAGCGGATAGTGATTTAATTGGAAATGTTCAATTTGAGGGTCGTAATGATAACTCTCAAGATGTCGTTTATGGAGAAATATCAGCAAGAGCTAATGATGTTAGTGATGGAACTGAGGATGGACTTATTTTTATCAAAGCTATGACAGCAGGTACTCTTACTGAGTACATGAGATTTGATTCGGGTTCTGGTGGAATTGTAGTTAATGATGGCTCTGCTGACATGAACTTCCGAGTAGAAGGTGATGGTGATGCTAATGCATTATTTGTTGAAGGAGAAACTTCTTATGTTGGCATAGGAACTAACAGTCCAAATCATAAACTTACTATTTCTGGTGGTACGAATACTGGACTACAAATTTTAGGAAACAATACGGGTACTACAAATAATGATGGATTTAAAATATATGTAAGAGATGACAATGATGGTGCTGAAATAGTACAGCTTGAGAATAGTTTTTTAAGTTTTTATACTAATGCTTCAGAAAGAATGCGTATAGATAGTTCTGGTAATTTTTTAGTTAATACTACTGATACTAGCTTATACAATAATTCTGGCGGTGCGTCTGATGGTGGATTTTCAATAAATAATTCTAGAGGTTCTTACGTTCAAATTGCTAGAGAAGATGGAACGCCTTTATTCCTAAATCTTTTGGGAAGTACAGATGGTGGTTTAATAGATTTTCGTTTTGATGGAACATCTATTGGTTCTATTAATAGTGCTAGTAATAACCTTGTAATAAAATCAACTGCAAGTGATAAAGATATACTTTTTCAAGGCAACGATGGTGGCTCTGCAATCACTGCCCTTACACTTGATATGTCAGCTGCTGGTGGAGCAACTTTTAACAATTGGCTTGAAATACCTGATTATATTTATCACACTGCTGATTCAAACACATACTTTGGGTTTAATGCTAATGACAATTTTGAACTTTTTGCTGGCGGAACAGACCGTCTTAGCATTGTAGGTTCGGAAACTGTTTTTAATGATGGTAGTGCCGACAAAGACTTCCGAGTAGAGTCTAATGACTATACACATGCTTTGCATGTAAATGCTGGTAATAACTCTGTTAGTACAGGTGCTATTGAAAGAGCTTTTGGTTTATTTAATGTTAGTAGTGGTGATAGCAATTGCACTGACGCAAACAATGAAGGAGACGAATTTGTAATCGAAGTTCAAAATAGTATTAATGGTGGTATGAGTATATTAACCGATCAAGCTAGAACAGGTAATATTTTCTTTGGAGATCAAGGTGCAAACAATAGAGGAATTTTAACTTACGACCATAGTGCAGACCAAATGAAATTTGGTACTGCTGGTTCTATAAAGGGAAGGTTTGATAGTTCTGGTGTTTTTATGGTTGGAACATCTAGTTCTGACGTGGGTGGTAATACTACTGGTGTTGTTATAGGTGATGATGGTTATGGAGCATTTAGACGCAGTGGTGCTACTGTAATGTATGTAAACAGATTTACTGATGATGGAGTATTAATAAATTTATATGGACAAGGTTCTATAGAAGGAACAATAGCAGTAAGTGGTAGCACTGTTTCCTATAATGGATTTACTGGTACTCACTGGTCAAGACTTTCTGATAATTCTAAACCAACAATACTTCGTGGAACTATAATGGATTCAATAGATGAGATGTGTGACTGGTATCAAGCTGTTGCAGAAGTAGCAGAAAACACAGATGATGAAGGCAACGTAACACCAGCACACACAGTAAAAGAATCAATAGCTTTAGGTGATAAATCTGTTGGTGATGCAATTACATTTACATCTAATGGAACTGAGTATTCAGGAACTATCGTCAAAGAAGATGACGTAAAACATACTAAATGTAAAGTGTCTGACACAGCAGATAGTAAAAAAGTTTATGGTGTATTCTCAAACTGGGATGATGCTGATGACGGACTTGATGGTGATGTCAATGATATGAACATTGCACAAGTTGGTACATTTATTGTAAGAGTCAATGCAGATGTAACTGTAGAGGCTGGTGATTTACTTGTATCAAATGGTGATGGCACAGCTAAGAAACAAGATGATGACATCATAAGAAGCAAGACAGTTGCTAAAGTCAATTCAACTGTAAAAATAGAAACGTATAGTGATGGTAGTTATACCGTTCCATGTACGTTGCATTGCTAATAATTAATAAACAACAAGGAGAAAACAAATGGCAACAGAATACACATGGTCATTTCCAAACTTTGAGACAGACTCAGACAACAAAGTAAAAACAATACACTGGTCATTGAACGCAGTTGATGGAGAGCATAACGCAAGAATGTATGGTTCTTGTAATGGTGCTGACATGGACTTTGATTCAATGACAAAGGATGATTGTATTGCTTGTGTTGTTGACAGTGGAGATCAAACTGAGGATGATATGAAAGCAAATTTAGATATACAAATAGATAATCTAAAAAACCCAGCAACTGTTTCTAAGACTAAAGAGTTCTAATGTCCATTGAGCAAGACAACAAGGAAGCCATCATTCGTATTGAAGGCAAACTTGAATTGATGGATACTAAAATAGAAAACATGCGTGATAATCACATTTATCACCTGAGCTTAGAACAGAAAAAAACTAACACATATATATGGAGCATAAGCTCTGTAATCTTTGCTGGCCTCATAGCCTTATTATATAGATCATTTATGTAAATGGCATTGTCAAATACTCGTGGCTTATGTGCAGAGCTTACGGCTCTAGCATATCTTGCCAAAGATCCTAACATCTTGTGCTTTACAGCTGCTGGAGGATTAGGCCCCATAGATATTATTACACTAGATAAGACAACTGGTGAGAGAAGATACTTTGATGTGAAGTATGCATCAAAAAGAAAAAACCACAAACCAACACACAACCCAAACATTAATCGTTGCTTGTCAAAAGCACAGATGGAGCTGCCATTATTGGTAGAAATATTATATGTCGATACAGATAACAACAAAATTACAATTCAACGAGCATCAAGCTAGATACCCAAACTTTAGTTACGAAGAACTTGCGTGTCAGCATTGTGGCTCAATGGATTTACCACTTGAATTTTTAATAGCTCTACAAGAGTTAAGGGAAGCAGTTGCAAAGCCAATGCAAATTACCAGTGGCTATCGTTGTGCTGAACACCCAATTGAAAAAAAGAAGTCCAGTCCTGGTTACCATAATCGAGGAGCAGTTGATATTGCAGCCCACGGTGAGTTTGCGTATCACATTTTAAAAATAGCCCTGTCGGATAATCGTGGCTGGACAGGAATTGGAGTCAATGTTCCATCGTTTATACATCTTGATCGTAGATCAGACTCACCATCAACCATGTGGAAATATTAATGGAGTGTAAAAACTGTCAACACAATTGCCATTGTGGAAACAATGGACAATGTAAAGTGTGTGCATGCTCAATGTGTGAACACAACTCATTAGATGAATTTTGGAAACGAGTTGATCAAAATGCAAAATCATTAATGAACTTACAAAAACATAAAGACTAATGAGAAAAGCTAAAAATTATACAACTCATGTGCCAGGGCCACCAAAACGTACAAGCATTGGCAAGAGCAAACTATCAAGACCAAAGAACAAACATACAAGAAGAAGATTAGGATTATGAACCCTTTATTATTTATAAAACCATTGATGGGTTTGGCTGGTGGATTGATGAGCAATCCTATTGCAAAAATTGTAACTGAGAAAACAGTTGGTGCAATACAACACAAGTTGCAAAAAGATAAAATTATAAAAGCAAAAGAAATACAAGCTGCCAAAGAAATAGATATTGCAAAGATTGGTGTGCAGCTGGAGCAAGTAAGACAAACACAAAATAGTTGGAAAGATGAGTGGATCACTGTCGTGTTTACATTAATTTTTGTTGCTCACTTTGTTGGCCCATTGCAGCCGTTTATGGATCGTGGATGGCAGATACTAGCTAATGCCAATGATTATTACTGGATTATAATATTAACAATAGTTGGTGGAGCATTTGGAGTAACAACTCTAAACAAAATAAGAAAATGATTTGGATCTTAACAGTAATGATGTGGTACGAAGGAGATCAAACTAGAAACACCTACTTACAAGAAATGCAATTTATTTCTGACGATGCATGCAAACAATATTTGTTTGATAACCGAGTTGTCCTTGTTGATAGCCTACTTGAAAAATTTAGAATAGTAGATGGCATGACAATGAAATCATTTGAATATTTTTGTGAAGGCAAGTTTGTTGAATTGGATGAGGTATGAAAGTAAGTGAAAACACCTCCATCTCAATGCCAGCTCGTAATCTTATCTCTATTATTGGTGCTGTTGTTATTGGTGCTTGGTTCGGGTTTGGTGTCATTGAACGACTTAATATTATAGAGACTGAGCTGCAACTAATGCAAGCTGATTTACTTAAAGCAGCTGAACAAAAGCCAATCGACCAGGAGCAGTATATGTTGCTAGAGTTTCTTTCTAAGGAACATGAAAAATTAAAAACAGATGTAGAAGGTAAACTTCCAATGATTGATAAAGTAGATATGCACTCTCAGTTTATAGAAGAACGTGTCATTGATTTGGAAACCATAACAGACAAGTTAAGAAACAACGGTACACATGATTGAAGTAGTGTTTGCAATATTAATGATAAGCAATGGACAAGTTATAGAGTATGTACCTACTAACGGTATGGCTGACTGCCTGGAACAGAAACGTATTGTATCTCGTCAGATTGGTGAGGATCAAGATGGCATCTCAATACAATGCAAACAAGTCAAAGCAGAGATTGAAATTGACATGGGTGACAGAAAAAGGATTACCAAGATTATAGAATAATGGCCTACAAAAAGTTTGCTAACGTAAAGCTCGGAGAGTGTGAGCATTGCGGTAAAGATGTATATCGACACGACTCATTTGTTGTAAAAGAAACTATGTTCCCCAAAATACAAAAGTTGTATTTATGTCACAATGCTAGAGAACAAGAAGATTGTTTTACTAGACACGAAAAGATTGAATAGATCAAATTTTTCTAAGTTATTCCCACCTACAAAACATATTGACCTAAATGGTAATATAAAATATATTCTATATTCATGGGATATACAACTTTTCAACAATACAAAAACAAACAGAGTAAAACTGCATATAAAGTAGTTACACCATACGTTAATGATGAAGGTAAGAAATCATCATTTGTTACAAAATTTGACCCCCACTCACCTACTATGCCAATGGATAAACAAGAGGCAAAAATAGCTGCAATGTCTTTGGCAGCTCACATTAATAAAGTTGGGCCTAAAGTTTATTTTGATTTAATGCCTTTGTGTGAGGCAGTTGAAACTATTTATAGACCTGAACGTAGGGAGCAACACAAAACAAGTGAACCTAGAAGTTTAACAGAAAAAGAAATGAAGATGGGTTTTTATAATTGTGGTGGCATATACGAAAATGGACACAAAAAAGAAGGTCAAACGTATGGATGGATTATAAGAACAAGTTTATGGAAACAACCTATTAAGACTATTAACACTACATCTTGCACAAACATGGTAAGAGAACTGAAAGAGTTAGGTTGCAAGGATAGTAAAATAACAAAAGTTTTAGACACATTAAAACAAGTTATAAAGATATGTGTGGCATCTGATAAATGCACATTGCAAACCAATCAAGTTATTAGTTTTAAAAGAAAGAAAACAAAGAAAGATATAGCAGTTCAAATACCAGCTAAAAAAGATATTGATCTTATGATCAGTAAAGCATCACCGTTGTATTCTATTATGTTTTTGTTCATATCATTGACTGGTATGAGGTGGCAAGAGATGTCAGCATTTACCTGGAACAAGATAAGTTGGAACCGTGATATGTTAATTATAGATCACGCAATACAAGATGGGTATTACACCAAAGGAACTAAGACGGCAGCTGGTGAACGTGATGTACCATTAGTTAAAAAATTAAAAGATGCTTTGTTAAAATGGAAGGAACACCCATCGTCTGACAAAACAAATGGTGATGATACTTTTATATTTGGTGATGGCAATGGCAACTACATTCCACATCATAAAACTAATGTGTATTACAAAAGATTAAAAGAAGAATGCAATTTAGATTGGCATGGAGGCATACATTCGTTCAGACATTACTATGCAAGTTTACTGTTTGACTGGCATCGTAAACAAGCAATATCATTGAAGGACATTACATACTACATTGGACATACAGATATTAATTTTACCATGAAAAAGTATGCTAAATGTTTTAATGATGAAGATAAATGGTTTGAACGAGTTGATAAAATAAATGCTTGTTTAGACGAGTTTTAGGGGGTACCCGTAGTATCACCTGGTTTCATTTCGTTAATCCTCGTGCTTCCTAGACGGTTTTTTTTTGTGCAAGTAGAGCAAAAAACTAGCTCTATGCCCTGATAATTATATTTCCAAGTAAATTTAGTGTGGGTTAATGGACTGAATGTTTTATGGCACAAATCACATTTCAAACTAATCACCAGACAAAATCTTTTCAATTCCCTTGTGGTGTATGAAAAGTTCTCTTACGCAGTTTTGAATGATTCTAAGGTGGCGTATATCTTGTTCTCGATAGTATCGTCTTGATCGTGGATCGTTGTTGCGTCTTACTGGTTTTATAAATTCAGGATGTTTTGACTCCCAAAATCTAAGAACCCACTGTGGTTCTTCTAATATTTTTGATACTTCATTGGTGTTATAAAATGTTTTCATCTTATTTCTCTAAATATGGATCTTCAAACAAACGATCAATGATGGCACCACGAACTGTTATTGGTGTGCCATCTCCTCTACGCAATGTACGTTCTTTTAATACTGATAGTGCTTGTAATGGATCAGGATATGAATCCAATTGAGCTGTAATATCAAAACCAGCCTCTACTATTGTTGAGTACAACTCAGTTCCCTCTTTCATTTCAGGCCAAGGTTTCACTACTCTTAGTTCACCAGTTTCAGGGTCTAATTGTATTTCTAAATATATTTTTTGATTGTTGTGGTACAATGGCACTCTACAACATTGTCTCCTAGTTGATTTAATCTCAAATTGTTCTGGGCTGCTATTACTCATAATATTTCTAACGATCTGTTGTTACCTTGTTTTTTTTTTAAAAAACCACGTTGTATTAATTGTTGTATATGAAGTCGTGCTGTTGTCTGTGTAGTTCCTATTGCATTACCAACTTCTTTTTGTGATGGGCTATATCCGTTGTCTTTAAAAAACTTTTTAATAAAATCTAAAACTTTTTTTTGTTTTGGTGTCATTCAATAACCTTGATTAATTTTTTTAAATACCACTCAGCCTTTTGATAATCCTGAAGTGCGTTGCCTTTCATCTCAGCTCGTGAAATGTATTTGTATATTTGGCCCAAGCAATATCCTTTAAACATTTCTGTGGTTAATCCATTTTGTATGACATCAATTGTTTCAATGTCACTACTTGTGTAATGTTTTGGATGATTGACTGGATCGTAGCTCATAAACTAATTACAACTATGACTATGACAAACAAAGCCATGCCAATTAATTTCCATCCAAAGGGTGATATATATCTCATATAATGTCCTGGGAGGTGGGTAAGGAATAAAGGAATTATGAACGAATCAAAACACCCTACCCACCATAAAAGTTAAAATGGTATTTCATCTCCTTGTGCTGCTTGACTTGGAGCATTAGCTTCACTGAGCTGTATTGATATGCCGTCTTTGTGCTTATCACTTTTCCATGCAGCCATTCGAGCTTTACGTTCAGACCCATCTTTGTTGACAATAGTAATTGGTCCAGTCCAAACTGGAGCTTTATCATTGTCTCTCTTTTCATTTGGAAACAGCATGCCGTTTCCCATTTTTACATAATCACTCATATCGTTTTTCCTTCTGTTAATGTTTGTTGAGTTTTAGTGTATAAAGCATCTATGGCTTTCATCTTCTTAGGGTTTGAATCTCTTAAACCCTTCAAAAATTCTCTAATTTCAGGCTGACTTACAACAGCTTTTAAAGATTCTGTTTGACTGGCATTTTCAATCTGTTCAATAACACTGTCATAAGTCACTGCTTCTCTTACCAAGGCCAATCCAGTGTGGTTTTGCTTAGACTTTTTTAACAACTCACCATCATGCATAGCTTGTTGTACTTCCTCAAACGAAGAAATCTTGTCGTTGGACAATCCAAGATTGCCTAATGCCCTTCCAATGCAGCTTGTCTCACAATTCTCTAATGCACTTGTTTTATTGACTGGTCCGATTGCTCTAAATTCTTCAGCAGTACCAGTTGCAACTAACTTATCGTCTATAAATATAGATGATCTCATCACAACTCTTGTGGCTGTGTTCTCAACAATCTCTGTATTTATTAAAGCTCGTGTTCCAAAATGCTTACGCATAATCTGTATTCGTGGACCTATTTCTAAATATTTTTTGCCCTTTAAATTAATAGACAACTCGTCTTGCTTTACCATTATTTCATCCATGGCATTGCGTAATAATTTTGTTGCTGATGTTTCTTGTTTCATTGTTCCTCCTATAAGTTGTGTGCTTGTTTAAATAATTCTCTGGCCTTGTGTAAATTTTCCTCACCCAAATCTGCATAAAAACTATCCCAATCAGGATCGTGAAAACTTAACAATCGTAATACATCACCCTTACTGTTCATCACATGTCTGTCTCTCAATCGTGCCTGGTTTTTTAAATATTCAACATGCTCGTTCATGGCATCTACTGTCAATAAATCACAGTTTGATGAATCAAATATTTTGTATTCTTTGTCATTGACATAAAACAAGAACGGCCTCTTGTTTGTGCATTTCCAGTAATATGACGTTTGTCTGCAATGATTGATAAGTGGTGCGTCAATCTTTGTTGTGCTGACACTTCTCGTGCCATCTTTTTTTGGCTTTAATAATCGTGGTAATCTTAATTTTTGCTCCCCAAACTTTAAATCATCTTCACCATCTATTCGGCCCAACATACCTACAAAAGTTAATGGCATTGTGACGTTGCGTTCTGCTACAACTGGTGATGTAAATGCAATGGCCTTCCAAGCTGCAATAGAATGCTTTAAATAATCTACTGCTAATCCCTTAAATGCATCATACTTTTCTTTGTCTTTGTCATCATAAGGCTCGTAGGCAGCAAATTCTTCATTCAATATTTCGTATGCTTGATCCTCTGATATTTTTTTGTTGTTTACTTTCTGACTATTAAAAGTCCAAATCACATCACAGAAAATGAGCTGACAAATGTAGCCAATTGTTGTGCCAAAAAACATATTAATGTTTCTTTTATTCAATCTGCGTGTTGACTGATCAAAAGCTCCATACAATAAAGCCCATAACCATATTGGCATTAACAGTTGTGTTGGTGAATAATGGTTTATATCTAATTCTATAAACTCTTGAGGTATGATACCTAGTTCTTCGTCTAACGATTTTGGTTTTTGTTGTTCAACCATATTGATAAATTTTCATATTCGTAAAAATACGTCAAGTTAAATTTTAAATATTGTGTATAAAAATAAAATAATATCCATATATACACCAAATCATTATAAAATATAAGATATTTCAAAGTTATTTAAGATAAAAAGTTTATTTTTAGGTGTTGTATTTAACAAATAACGCAAGTATAAAATAAGAATGTATTTATCAAAATGGATTGGCTTAACTAAAACAACAAAGAAAAGTGTAGCTGAAAAACTTGGTAACATAACACCCACATCGGTCACACGTTGGACCAAATCAAAACGATTTCCAAAACCACAAGAGCTTATGCGTATTGAAGAAATAACTGAGGGTCTTGTCACTGCAAACGACTTTGTTAAACAATGGAAAGAGCAGAATGGCCAAAAAGAAATTTAATATTGATCAATTTAAATTAGTTCAGGTGCATTTTGAGGATGCTATGGATTATGACACTGGATGGCATGATTTAAAAAAAGTTCAAGCTGCAAAAACAGAACCAGTTACAAGTGTTGGTTGGATCGTAAATGAAACAGAAAAGCATATTGTTTTGTCAGCAGATTTTTGTAGTGACGGCACAACTGGTAGGGCAATTGCAATACCTAAAGATTGGTGTCAAAAAATAATACCATTAAAGGAGGTTATGGATGGACCCAACTGATGAGTATGGATGGTAAAATTAAAAGTTTTAGATTTATTTTCAGGCATTGGTGGTTTTGCACTAGGGCTAGAAAGCACTGGTTATTTCAAGACAGTTCAATTTGTCGAGAACGAAAAGTGGTGTCAACAAATATTAGCCAAGAACTTTCCTGGAGTGCCAATACATGACGACATCAAAACCTACAACACATACCAAGGCGTTGAAGCAGATGTCGTTGTTGGTGGATTCCCTTGTCAGCCCTTCTCGGTTGCTGGCAAAGGAAAAGCCGTACAAGACGACAGACATCTGTGGCCAGAAATGTTTAGAGTTATTAGACAAACAAAACCTACCTGGGTCATTGGGGAAAATGTCAGAAATATTGTTAGCATCTCAGACGGCATGGTACTCGAACAAGTGTACCTTGACTTGGAAAGCCAAGGTTACGAAGTCCAATCGTTTATTATACCAGCTTCAGCAGTCAACGCTCCCCACCAACGATACCGAACATGGATTGTGGCGTACTCCAGACGCACATTGCAATCGAGGGCCGAGCTCAGAAAAGAGAATGAAAATGAAATTGCAAAAAGGTATGCCAATCAGTTTGAACGATCAAGTAAGACATCCGAATTTGATGTGGCCTACACCGACCACAGAAACCACAATGAGAAAAAAGAAATACGCACAAGGGGGAACGCCATTAACTCTAGCAGTGCAGATGTGGCCCACACCGACAGCAAGAGATTACAAAGGACAGAACAGTATGAAACATATAAACGAGAAACCAAGACACAATTCACAATTGCCAAATGCTTTGAGGAAAGAGGGTATTACTGGGAGTTTGAACCCAACGTGGGTCGAGTGGCTCATGGGATACCCAATAGGGTGGACAGACTTAAAGGATTAGGTAATGCAATCGTACCACAAATTGCATATCAAATTGGAAAAGCTATAAGAGATGCCGAAGAAATTTAATCTTGAACAATACAAACTGGTCAAGATTAACTGGCTTGATGCTATGGACAGTGACACTGGATGGCATGATCTCAAGAAAATGAAACAATCAAAGGCAGAGCCTGTGCAGTCTGTGGGTTGGCTCATTAACGAAACAGAAAAGTGGTACACCATGTCAGCTGACTTTTGTTCAGACGGCACAACTGGTCGGGCTATAACTATTCCTAAAGATTGGTGTCAAAAAATAACACTATTAACGAATGAGGCAATTGATGGATCCACAAGATGAATACGGCTGGTGATATAAAATATTTGCATAATCAAGGAACGTGCAAACATTGTGGTATAGCATTGTATAGCCACAAAAATGAGAGACGTTATGTGTGCGGTCATTGTGAAATTAAACACGACAACACAGGCCGATTTGCTCGTAAAGTTCAAGACTATGTAGTCAAAGCCAAGCCTATTAGTGAGAAACGGAAGCTGCATTTACTAGAAACACAAGTTGATGATTTAAAACGTGAGGTTGCGTATTGGAAGGACAAAGCCAATGCTCGTTGATCTAACCTGGCATGAATATGAAATGGCTGGTCATGTTGGCTTTCGTAGGAAGGTTGAGTCGTTACGATTAGGACACAAAGATCGTTATGGCAGCGTATGGACACCACGCAATGATGTTGGCACGTCTGTTATATCTTCCGTTGCTGAGCTTGCCGTAGGCAAATGTTTAAATCTATATTGGGATGGTGCTATCAATACATTTAGCAGACCTGATCTTGGCAACTTAGAGATCAAGTCACAAGACCATCACACCATTGACAACTACAAAGAGACTAATTTTTTAGTCATTAAACCAGACTCTCCCCCAGAGCTGATCCACATCCTTGTGCTTACGCACTCCCATTTAAGGTACGAGGTTGTGGGTTGGGTGTTTGCTAAAGAAGGCAAGATGAAACAGTTTGAACGACAAAATCATAACAGGCCGATGTTTTACGGTGTGCCTGTTGAACACCTAAATGACATCAAGGAGCTGCCATGAACATACATTTTTTTTATTGCGTCACCATTGGGATAGTTGTCCTTGCTGGTGTTTTATGGACATGTGCGTATCTGTCATATCTGCACGTTACCCTAGATGATATGTATACTGAGATATCAATTGCCAGGTATCACTTAGATTTATTGTGTATCGAAATGGAGTGTGTGTTTGAGTAGCCTGGACAAGTTTATCAAAGAAGATCTGAGTAGTAATGCAAAGATCGTGTACCTTTATTTGGAACGCTTCTATGTCAAATACGGCAAGTGTTATCCCAGACACTCAACCATTGCAAAGGATCTAAACTTCTCTCGTAGAACGATCATACGCTGTTTAAATGAGCTTAGAGATAAGAAGTTCATAGTGTCAAAGAGGCTGCAATCATCGTGTGCTTACCGTCCTAACTACATCATTACGTCAGATGTGCCAGAATCTGTAGGTATTAAAAGACTCTCTATATCTAAATCTATAGATATATCTAAGAAGGATATATCTAGACATAGTGACAGACAGGGAGATGCTGTTAAAGATATATTAAGGGGGGTAAGTAAACAATCTAATCTACTCTACAAGTCAGCTGTAAAAGAAAGCTCCAAAAAGAATCGTATTCCGAAAAAACAAAGAGACAAGCTCACAACATTTTTAAACAACTTATCATCTGATAAAAAAGCTCAGTTTTGGCGTGAGGTGATGGATGAAACACACGAGAGGAGAGATGATTGGCTAAAACAATTTCCGCAGCTGGGATCGTAGATTTATTTGCAGAAGCCATAGAAACTGACAAAAAACTACCATCTGCTTATCGTAAAGGTGCAAGTGCTATGCAGTTCGACATTGTGCATGACGCATCAGATCATGCTGCTTGGAAGAAACGAGAGCCTAAAATTGTTGCATCTGCTAAACAAATTGCACGATATGAGTTTGTTTTATTCAATATCAATCCGTTGCTAACCCCATTTGATAGAAAA